TTACTCAGTAGATGAACATAATCATGGTAATATTACCCTTAGCATTATCGATGAAACCAGTCTGAAAGTGTATTTCAGTAAAAATATGAGCGGTAAGTTGCTAGATCACGAACATAAAAAACAATGGTATGCATTTTTAAGAGAACTGCGTGAATTTGCCCGCAGGAATCTATTGAGTTTTGAGCCCAGAGATATCACACGTTCAACACTTAAACATCGTGATATACAGCAACAAAGCAAAGCAGACAGTACCTACAGTAAAGATGAAGTAGTAGCAGAAAGTCGCATGTATGGTACAGTAAAGCGTAGTTATGAAAGTTTTGGTCCTGTACGTATTAAACTAGCACACACCAAACCTATCATGGACGAAGCACATGGTGCACGTAGTCGTAATATTGCCGCAGTATTTGTTGAAAACGATCAAGGTGAACGTTTCCGATTACCGTTTACTAACCTAACTGGTGCACGTGCAATGGCACGTCATGTATCAGCCGGCGGTGTTCCCACAGATGAGTTAGGAACACACATCACAGAAATGGTTAACGAAATGTCAACACTACGTCCTTTTGTGCGTGGCATGGCTCGTAGAACATTTGAAGATACTGTTACTAAAGAAATGGTAGAATCAGCATTTGGTTATCACGCATTGTTAAAAAATACCTTGAAAAAAATCAAAGGTAAGCGTGGTTATACAGAATATAAAGAAAGCTTCAAACCAGCATTAAATGAACAAGATGCTGATGTTGAAGGATTGAAAGAATTGTTTGTTAAGAAAACACTTGATGAACGTATTGAACAAGCATTACCCCTAGTACAAAAGGCCTATAATATCATGAAAGAAAATAATAATCCATACGCACAACAGTTTGAAAATTGGGCTAGCACAGTTGCAGAAGGCAGCTGGGCACTTCCAAACAGTGAAGATGAAGTTAGCCAATTGATCGAATTATTAAGCGAACCATTACCAGTTGGTGTAGACGCACAAAATGCTACTAACGCATTATATCATATATTAGGGGATGATAGATTATTTGATCGTCTAGGCGAACTAGCAGAAGTAGATCCTAACGAAGATGCACGTGATGTGGTACTTGCTTGGTTACAAGACAATCTACCACATATCTATCAACAGATTGAAAATGAAATTGGGGATCCTGACTATCCAGCAGAACCAGCAGAACCAGGAGATGAGGATTTAGAAGAATCATATACTCCATCACCAGTGGTTATCAATGGTAAAACTGTTGATTTGGGCAGTATCGAATTAGACGGGGTTGAATCATGGGATCGCCCAGATTACGCAGATGCTTACGCAGTTGCCGCAGAATTTACAGATGGCACCCCTTTAACCGATGATGAATTAGATGAACTAACCGAAAAACATGGTGATATCATTAACATGAAAGCGCATGACATGTTAGAAAGCATAGCATCAGACACAGCAGAAGAAAACAAATCAACATTAGACGCAAGTTCAGAACATGGACAAGGAATTCCGGGCTCTACTAGAAATATGATGGCACTACCAGAAGATGATGAACAGGACGATGACGGTGGTATAGAAGCAATCATGAGTGCTATTATTCGTCGTATTGCACATAGCCACCATGACTTATTAATGAAATTAGGACCAGACGGTGTATTAGAGGCTGCACGTGAACAAGCAGAATTTTCAGCACCAGTAGACGAAATTGGCTCAAGCGATGTTAGTGCGTGGGTAGCAAATATTAAACGCAGAGCAGGTATAGATGAAAATTTAGATTCAAAAGTACCAAGCGACAGTACAGCAAGCCCATTAACATATACAGAACTAGAAGAATCATTTAACCAGGCATTATCAGAAAATACCCAGGAAATAACAGAAGATCAATTATCAGATAAACTGCAATCATTTGTAGGACAAACCTTTTATGTTCCAAAAGAAGGTAACAAAGGTACAGTATCACAAGTAGCAGATCCAAAAAGATTTAAAAATAGTTTAGTAGTTGATTTAGATAATGGAACAACAACAGTGGTACATTTTACAGACTTAGAAGCAACAACTCCGGGCATAGTAAAACAGACATTGGACAAACTCAAATCATTGGTAACAGGAGGAGCAACACCCCCGTTACAACCAAAACCTTATGGACAACAACCATTTGATATGAAAGAAGATATACTCAGACTAGCAGGCTTAACAAAATAATTCCTCGGGATGGGAAGGGCAGAACCCGCTTCGGCGGGTTTTGTTTTGGCTAAAAAGTTTGAAAATAACACTTGCGGAATAAATAATATTAGCGTATTATGTAAAGATGCATAACACGTTTAGGCATATTAAAGACCAACTTAAAACAAAAGGAGTAATACCATGGCAACATCATTAGCAGAAATCCGTGCAAAGTTACAGGCACAAGAATCACGCAGTTCAGGTAACAATTCATCACAAGGTGGCGACAACGCTATCTACGCTCACTGGAACATCGCAGAGGGCCAAAACGCTCGAATCAGATTCCTTCCAAACGCAAATCCAAAAAATGACTTCTTCTGGGAAGAAAGATTAATGATTAATCTTACCTTTGCAGGCGTAAAGGGTCAAGCAGACAGCAAACCAGTTACAGTACAAGTACCATGCGTGGAAATGTATGGTGAAGCATGTCCAGTACTTGCAGAAGTACGTACATGGTTTAAAGATCCAGCATTAGAAGAAATGGGTCGTAAGTATTGGAAAAAGAAATCATATTTGTTCCAAGGATTTGTACGTGATAATCCATTAGCAGATGACAAATCACCCGAGAATCCAATTCGCAGATTTATCATCAGCCCACAGATTTTTAACTTGATCAAAGCAGCCTTGCTTGATCCAGAGTTAGAAAACTTACCAACAGACTACCAAGGTGGGTTGGACTTTACAATTAGCAAAACATCAAAAGGTGGTTATGCTGATTACTCAACTTCAAAATGGTCACGCAAAGAATCTGCATTAACAGCAGAAGAAGCGGCAGCAGTTGAACAATTTGGTTTGTATAACTTATCAGAGTTCCTTCCTAAGAAACCTAGTGATGTTGAACTTAAAGTTATCAAAGAAATGTTTGAAGCATCAGTGGACGGACAAGCATATGACGCAGATCGTTGGGGTGCTTATTACAAACCAAGAGGTGTTAACGTTGTAGTTGCTAACAGTGCTGCACCAGCGGCGGCTCCGGCAACACCAGCACCAGTGGCAGCTACACCAGCACCACAAGTCAGTGCTGAGCCAGCTATCCACGAAGATGATGGTGCTTTAGACACACCAGCGGCTCCTACAGCCCCAATAGCAACACCAGCAGGTGGTGCGGCTAGAGCTGAAGACATCCTAGCGATGATCCGCAATCGTCAAAAGACATCTTAATAAGAAAAGGTAACGGGTAGGGCACAAGCTCTACCCAGTTATTTCAACGAGGATAAAATTATGGCAAAACCATTCGATATTAGCAAATTCAGAAAATCAATTACCAAGAGCATTGATGGTCTAGGTATTGGTTTTAATGATCCAACTGATTGGATCTCAACAGGTAATTATACACTTAACTATCTTATTAGTGGTGACTTCCACAAAGGTGTACCCTTAGGTAAAGTTACAGTGTTTGCAGGTGAATCAGGTGCAGGTAAAAGTTTTATCTGTTCAGGTAACTTAATCAAACATGCTCAAGAACAAGGCATTTATGTTATCTTGATTGATACAGAAAACGCACTTGACGAAGCATGGTTACACGCATTAGGTGTAGACACAAGCGAAGAAAAATTATTAAAACTTAACATGGCTATGATTGATGACGTGGCTAAGGTTGTTAGTGACTTTGTTAAAGAATACAAACTACTACCAGCAGAAGAACGTCCAAAAGTCTTGTTCGTGTTAGATTCACTAGGTATGATGTTAACTCCAACAGACGTTAATCAGTTTGAAGCAGGTGAAATGAAAGGTGATATGGGTCGTAAACCTAAAGCACTTACAGCACTTGTACGTAACTGTGTAAACATGTTTGGTACACTCAACTTAGGACTAGTAGCAACTAATCATACGTATGCGTCACAAGATATGTTTGATCCAGATGATAAGATTTCAGGTGGACAAGGCTTTATCTACGCATCAAGTATCGTGGTAGCTATGCGTAAACTCAAACTGAAAGAGGACGAGGACGGTAATAAAACAAGTGAAGTAAACGGTATCCGTGCAGCTTGTAAGATTATGAAAACTCGTTACGCTAAACCATTTGAAACTGTTCAAATCAAGATTCCATATGAAACAGGTATGAATCCATACAGTGGGTTAACTGACATGATGGAAGCCAAAGGTTTGCTTAAGAAAGATGGTAACAGACTAGCATTCGTTACTCAAGACGGTAAAGAAATCAAACAATTCCGTAAAGCATGGGAATCAAATGAAGAAGGTTGTTTAGACATTGTAATGAAAGAAATCAGTTCTAATGCTAAACTACTAAGTACAAATGACGCTGTTGAAGCAGAAACTGTGGAAACAGCACCAGCAGAGGAAGGAGTAACAGAATGAGCGTAGAATTAGACGCACTAGGCGAAGTTTGGATGACTTGTAAGGAGTATATTGCTCCCAAGGATCGACAAGCGGCCGCAGATCATGTGATCAGTGTTGTGGCAGATCATAATATTACCGAGCGTGACTTAAAAGCGTTCGGTAGTACTGATAGCTATCTTAAACGTGCATTAAAAGAGTATTTAGGTGAAGAGGAAGAAGATCCTATGTACGATGATGATGACGATGATGAACGGAATTATTAATGTGGTATAGTCGCATTACTGCTAGTCTCGGCGATATTCCTAATTTCATTGACTATTATGAAAAGGAATTGGACGCGGCTAAAACAGAAGTTGGGATCTATGGTAATATAGAAAAAAGCCTAGCTGGCCTGCCCGGGATAACTGAGCGCCGTTTTAATCAACTACAAGAGATTGAAGCGGTGCTTAACTATCTTAATATACAACTACGCAAAATCCGCAAGAAACATTTCCAAAAGTATTTAGAAGGTTATGCTCGTGCTTTGACATCACGTGATGCTGAAAAGTATGTTGATGGTGAAGACGAAGTTATTGACTTTGAAACAATTATTAATGAAGTAGCACTGCTACGTAACAAATGGTTAGGTATCATGAAAGGGCTTGAAAGCAAGAACTTCATGTTAGGACACGTTACACGTTTACGTACAGCAGGCATGGAGGACGCATCGATTGGCTAAGCATTCTCTAGAAATATTAAATGAGCTACGCCGATATGACAGTTTCTTAGATAGTTTAACTACTATCTGTGACGTGGGGTGCGGGGAAGGTGAAGACACTCTTTGGTGGGCGACACTTACCACTAGAGATGATCCACCTGAACCATATAACTATAAAGTATATGCTATCGATCATTCAGAAGCACAGTTAAATCGTGTGCCAAATGCTCCAAATATAATCAAGATACATGCTGATTTTACTAAACCCTATGTTTTACCATCGGGATCTGATTTGGTGTGGGCACATGATTGTCTACAGTACAGCGTCAATCCCTTAGATACCCTACGTAATTGGAATGAACAGATGACAGAAAATGGTATGTTAGTAGTGAGCATACCACAGCATAGCGGTGTACAATATAACAAATATTTTAGCAGAACCTATAGCGGATGTTATCATAACTTCACACCAACTAGTTTGATCTACATGTTGGCTGTGAATGGATTTGACTGCAATGACGCTTATATGCGCAAGAGATTCAATGATCCTTGGATTAATATTGCTGTTTACAAATCTGATATAAAACCGATGGATCCAGCAACTACTAGTTGGTATGATCTAGCTGAAACAGGTCTATTGCATCCATCGGTGACCAGTTGTATAACTAGAAATGGGTATGTTAAACAAGAAGAAATACTTTATCCGTGGTTAGATAGAGAGAATTATTTTGTTGATTATATATCAGAAGCTTCAGATATTGGAGTAGAACTGCCACCACCAACTATAGAGGGGGTGTTTAATTCAGCTGTAGAATCTAGTAGCAACGACATCGATCAATCCCAGGCTAGGAAAGTGGTAAAAGATCCTGTTAAAATAGAATCTAAAGTAGGAATTTTACGCCCGCCAAAACGCAGTTTTAATCAAACGTAATCTAGATCAAGTTTGCAGATAAATACATTATCATGCAAATCAGTAAACTAATCAATATTATTAAAGAAAATGAAGAATTGGCCGCTAACCCACAGGCTGGACAAGTAGACCAATTAATCAAAGACATCAAATCTGGTGAGATAGCACCATCTGTTGTGCAGGCAGTTAGTAATTATGTAAAGAAAAAAATAGCACAAAAACAGGCCGTTGCCCCCGAACAACCTCAACAATCAGCTGAACCTGTCGAACCAACAGCACAGCCGGAACCAGCGCCTACAGTAGAACCAAACAGTGAAGAAGAAAAAGAACTAGCAGAAGCGATGGCTATGCCTGCTGGTGTTACTCTTAAGCCAGATGAACTGCGTAAATTCTTATTAAAAGGTGGATTCAAGAGTGAAGAAGTCAATGATATTGTGACTTTTGCCTATAGACAGACTATTGAGCTAGCTTGTAAAGAGTTAGCCGCAGTAAAATTATATAAAGCTGACGCCGCAGACATGTTAGCTCAACTGTTCTTTAAGATACCTGGTACATTAAGCCAACGTAATCATATAGCTAAAGTGCTAACAACGACTGGTGTATTAGATCTCAATAAACTAACACGACCTGGACTTGGTACACTTGATGATCTAATA